ATGACGACCACCCGCAGTATCACAACAACGCTCGCGGGGATGCCCGATACACTCCACTGACCCAGACGCTTTGTAGAACGAAGGGACATCAAACCACGAATAGAGGCTGTACGCCCCGCCAGAAAATCCAGTATTGTCTCCAAGTTCCCCAAAACCATTAACGCAAAGGTTTGCACCGGCTGATTGCGCATAATCTTCGCTTGCAATTGACCTTCGTACAGGGGTTGCTGAGGCATTCGTAAGGTAGTATTTTCCAGATAAATACTCGATTGCTCCGGCTTCTGGAACCGTGAGCAGGGTTCCGCTCGTAAGCTTCAGCGGGGCTGTGCTGGCAGTTGCCGTTCCGGCTTTGATGTGCAAGGCCGCTGTTGGCGTAGTTTGGCCAAGGCCAACGCGCAGGTTCGCCTCGTCAATGGTCAGTGGAAGCGCGGTGATTTTTCCCTTGGTCGCGTGCGCGGTGCTCTGCAGGGTCAGCGTCTCACTAGCAGCAGTCCCGCCTCGTAGCGTCTGACCACCAGCAAAACCTGCCAAGGTGGCGAAGATCGACTGCATAGCAGTTTTGAACGCTCCCCAGGTGAGTTTGCGAAGGATGCCCCCTGACGCACTGTCCGACAAACCGAGTGAGTCGGCATCAACCGGCGTTGCTTTGGCCGTCGCGCCATTGATCAGTGCGCCGATGGTCGTCGTAGTCTCTGCCGGAGTTGCGGCGACAAGGCGCGAGTCATCCCCTGCTGCGACTGTTCCGGCGGCTGTGCCGACGTTGAGTGTTGCCGATCCGCCCAGGCCGAGGGTCGTGCGGGCGTCTGATGCTGCAGCATCATCGACCAGCGTTGCGCCGAATGCAGATATGCCATGCACCGTCGTCAGTGCGGCGTGCGTTGCTACGCTTCCGGCTGTCTCGTAGGTGCCGGTGTGGTTGTGGGCCAGAACTGAGTATCGAAGATCGCCGCGCGTGTCATTGTGGTACTGAGGGTGATCGTCACTTTCCAGGGCGGACAGATCGCCGTGAATGGTGATCCCACCGACCGCTGGAAGATGAGTCAGTTGCGACCCATCAATTGCAGGAAGCTTCGCCGCGCCGTCCAACTGCACAACCTTGTTCGCCGTCGTTCCAACATCAAGCGCAGCCGCGGTTCCGAGTGTCGGAGTGCCGGACAGGCTTGCATACGCTACCTGTGCGCCATTGCCGCTGGAGTGGTCATGCGACGTTGGCGATTTCCCGTCGAGCGCAGTTTGCAGGCCGGTCACTCCGGAAATGGCGTGCACTCCCGTTCCGCCGGCGTGCGCAGATACGGCCGTTGCTGCCGTTCCAGACGCATCCGCGCCGACTTGTGCAGCCGTGACTTCGTGCGGGTTGTCTGTGTCGGAAGCGTGGGCCAGTGGAGTGTATCGGGCATCCCCGCGAGCGTTGTTGTGATACTGCGGGTGGTCGTCATCATCCAGCCCGGACAGTTCGCCGTGAGCAGACGGGCCGGCAGGCCCTTGCACGCCGACCTGCACGAACGTTACCTCGCGCTCAGTGGAAAGCACCGTCACATCTGCGGTTGTCGAGACAATCGTTACGTCACTCATCGCGGAATCTCCGGCTCGAACAGTACCGGGATTGCCGGCAAGGAGAGCACCAAAGCCACAGGCGCCGAATCCTCGATTTCTACACCAAGCACGCCACCGCTGCCGGCAAGCAAAGACGTTTCGCTGTCAGGAGCATCGAAGTCAATCCGGAAGTTGGCCGCATCGACCGTAATGTATGGCGCGAGGTCCAGCATCACAGTATCGGACCTGGCAGTGGGGCGAATCTGCGCGCGCACGACGCAACCGGTCAGGTCCATCGGCACCCCATACTGCAATATGCCGCCACCGGTGTAGGCTTTATCGCTAGTGGTATTCTGCGTGTTGATTTCCACGGTGTCCGCGTCGATCACCGTCGCCTTGAAATAGTCTGATGCGCGCGGGTGATCTTCATCTACCGTGTTGAGGCGCGTCAATCCTTTGCAGCGACTCACGCGGAAGCGCCAGCCTTCGACCATACCGTGAGCTTCGGCAGCGAGGCGCACGCCGGTCTCTGTCATCGTGATAGCGGTGATCGGGATGTACCGCTGCAGCGCGGTTTCCGGGCGCAGGGTCCAGCGGAAAGTTGATCCCTTGCGGATAGTCAGTTGTAGGCTCATGGTCAGGCAGGTCAAAAATTGCCGCAAGTAACCGTTTTGTCGGCCTTGTCTCGGAAGTTGCGCACGCTGGTTGCGTTGTGCCGATCTCCGAATGACTGCGTGAATCTCGCCGCGTATCGGTCGGAAGCATGTTGGTCAAAGCACTCCGCATCAGGGGCCATGTAGCACAGGCTGATTGCCCAATCGGCCATGCGCTCGTGATACATGGCGCGAATCTCCGGAGAGTCACTGTCGTCGACCATGTCGGCCAACGGCAGGCGGTAGCAGCGCAGCGTCAGCGTGTCTGCCTTAGCAGGCAGCCCGTCTAGGACCAGATAGCCCTCAGTGAGCGACCATCCGGAGATTGCCACCCCAGGAGCGCTCGCCGCCTCGATCGCAATCACGTCGATGATTCGAGGGTCGATCGCATATCGCTTCTCGTCGGTCGCTGTGTCGATCTGCGTGATTGAACTGCTGTTGTCTTCGATCAGGAGCGCGCGAACGCACGTTTCGCGCTCTGCTTCGTTAAGGTTTCCGTCAATCTCGTCATCGCTCCACAATGGAGGGCTTCCTGTGTCCCGAGTGCGACGGCGAACCAGCAAACGCAGATCAGACAGATTCATTGACCGCGCGCCACGCAACGGCCATTTCTTCGGCGGTAACGTTCAGTCCTACGACTTTCGCCAGCTTCCTACGGTCTGGCATACCAGAAGCCGTGAAATCGCCTTCTTCATCGCGCTCGATCATGGCCTTGATGCCATCCTGGATCAGTTCTCCAGTGGTCTTGCCTGCCGTCTGAACCGGCAAACTGACGAATTCCTCAGGGTCTGCGTCTGCAGGCACCGCCCCTGCTGAAAATGCCGGCTGAACCAGCATCTGCGGAACGTCGTCACCTTCCGGCCCAAGCACCATGCAGTGGCCGCTGCCGTTCTTTGTTCCGAAACTGATTGGAGCTTCTGTTGGAGATTTCAATCGCACGGATTACCTCATGATGTGATTGCGGGGGATTTCTCCCCCGCTTGTGGTGGTTACGCCTCGTAGGTCGTGGATGCCCGGCCAATCGTTGCGTACTGGATGCCGAATCGCAGCTTTCCGGTCGTCGGAGTGCCGCCGCCGCTCGTCCATCGCACGGTGATCGATCCGCCCGTATGAACGAATCCGGTTGGTACTAGCGGAACCAGTGCCGCCAGGGCGCGAATGTTCCCGTCGTTCAAATATCGGTTCTGGCTGGCTGCATCCCCAACGTCAAACACGTCCGACGTTGTGGAGTTCCACGCCTCCGTGGTGTAGAGGCTGCCGGAGAGAATGACCGAATTCGGCGGGATGTCGATTGCCGCAACGTCGACACCAGTAGTAACGTCTGCGAGATTGATCGCGACCGACTTGAATTTCACGTCCTGGACGCTTACGTCCTTGGTAATTGCCATGATAGTTGTCCTTTCTAGCGACGGTTACAGGTAGTAGTCGAGGCAAATGCAGCCGAAGTCTTGCTGCGTGTCACCGTCGAGGCGAGACATGAACTTTGGTTTGAGCCACCCTGTGTACTGGCTGAGAGTGATGACCTTCTTCGCCCCGTCGTCCGTCTCACCCTCGTACCAGTCTGCGCTGTTCCACAGGTCAGCGAAGGCGAGTGCTTGCTGCCCGAGGAGCAGGGAACGAGTTCCGTCGACCGTGCTGCCAGATCCCCACTTGGAACCGCTGGCGGCGCCGGACGTGTTGTAGACGTTGTTGCTGACGTGGAACAGGATGCCGTCGACCGTGAAGCCGGCCGCGCCGGTGAAAATCGGCGAGTCCATCTGGCGCGGAGTGGCGTTGACGAGAACGTCCCGGAAGTCGGCATCCTTCTTGTAGCGCGCGAATGTCTTTGGGTGCACGACGTGGACATAGACTTCCTGCCCCTTGATCTTCAGCGGCTTGATCCCGCGCGTCCTGGCCTCGGCGCACAAATCGACCAATGCACCGTACTTCGGAACGTGCGAGCTGTCGATCGAGGCGGTGGCGCCGGCCTGCAGGCTGGTTCCGTCGAACCGATAATGCCGCTTGCTGGTTGGCGAGCTTGCGTTGTCCGCCGAGTATTCGAGCTGCGTCAGCGGGTCTTCGGCGCCAGTAACTCGCGCGCTCCCGTCGACGTTGTATGCGTAACTGATGTTGCTGGCAGTCAGAAAACCTAGTTCGTCGTTGATCTGCGTGCGCCACGCAGACAGGCTGTCCTTGGCTTCGTTGCGGAAGTTGTACACCGACTGCTGGTCATCGACTCGACCCTTGCTCGAAACGGACTTGCGCAACTGGTCGGTATGGATTTCCACCCAATACGTTTCCAGCGCTTCGCGCCGGTTGTCGATGTCGTTGTCACCGACAATACCGGACGCCTTCATGTTGGCTTTCAGGCCAATCATTGCCCGGTCGCCGTTTTCGGTCTTCTTCAGTTCCGTGACGCGCTGCACGACGCTGTTCGCGGTGTCGCCGGTGAATTTCTCCCAAAACCACTCCTGGCGGAAGGCCTTGATCGACTCGCGCACCCATGCACGCTTGAATTGAGGTTGGCTTGCGCCAAATGCGGTATATCCCATGATAAAGCCCCGTAAGATAAGAAAAAATGCTTCTTTTTCGTTGGCTTACGGGCCAACCACCGGACACCATTTACCGCTTGGCGACCTAGCTGATTCGTGAATCACGCTTCACGACACGGCCTTGATTTCCGCCCTGGCAAGGGCTGATTTGCAGCTTTACAACAATGTTGCTTTTATGCCACAGTTTCCAGCAAAATGCAAGCGGCGTAGTTGTTTCAGTTCAGGAATTGCCGGCGATCATCATCAGAAGCGCGCTCCCACGAGTCTTGTTTGCTCAAGATCGCGTTGCCTGCCGGAACGTTTCTGCTTCCCACTCCGGCGTCAATGCGCGCTGGCTGCGCCAGAGAATCGCGAGCAGCAGACTCAATAGCGGCTTGCCGGCGCTTGTCCTTCGGAGTTTCTTCGGCAACATTAATGCCGCGCGCTTTGGCGATGGTATTGGCGGCGTCCCAAAGCGCATTGGCTGGACTTGCTCCGGCAGACAAGTAAGCGTCTCGCAGCGCTGTCACTTCAGCGATCGCCTTGCGGTCCCCGCCGCCCTGGCTGGCGCTCAGATTGGAATTTAGGAAAGGATACTTAGCGACAACCTTCGCGGCCTCGCTCTGCAGCTCTTCCGCCACGCGATTCGCATCTGCAGCAGCGCGCGCCGCCTCACGGTCACGCTCGCGCTTCTCGATGCGCGCTTCCACCGCCGCCTCTGCTCTCCGCATCCGCTCCGCCTCGATGGATTCTTCGATTCGGTCTGCCTCATCCTCGCCGTCCGGAGTCAGGCGTAGTTCAAACGCTTGGCGCTTGAGTGCTTTCAGGTCAACGTCTGACGCGGCTGCGGCTTCCTGTTTCGGATTCCGAAGCGCCGAAAGCTCCGCCTCAAGCTGCTCACGTGCCTGTCGCTCGGCGTGTAGACGTGCGTTGACCTCGTCGAACCTGGCTCGCGGAATGACCGGATCTCGCGCAGCTTTGCGTTCCGGCTCCGCATCTTCCTGCTGCTCTTCGGTATCGAGTTCTTGCTGTTCGTCGTCGATACCTTCCAGCTGATCGTCGTCATCAATATCTTCTCCTGTGCCGCCAAGGAGTTCCATGTTTGCCGGCGCGTCAATGTCAAATTCTGCGTTCATTGCTGTTCTGCTCCTGTTTCAATTCCGGCGTTCATTCCAACATCCGGATTAGGTGGAAAATTCGGCGATGTGTTGTTCGGCATAGGTGCCGGATCTGCTCCTGGCAACGATGGCGGGATGGCCGGCGCCGCGTTGGCGTCTTGAAATCCAGCGCTCATCAGCATCTGGTCAGCCATAGGTGCAATGGCCGGCTGCATGGCGATCTGATTCGCCGCGCTTGTTGCGCTGAACATTCCTTCAACCGACTTGCTCACTGCGTCTGCGATGGTCTTGCGCGTCTGCGCCTTGAGAAGTTCCACCCTGGCTTCTGCCAACGGGTCTTGCTGCGGTGCCTGCGCGGATTGCATCTGCTCGATGATTTCCGCCTTGTCGCTCAAGTTGCTCTTGCGGATCACGGCCGCATCTGGAATAGCGATGCCCTTCTCGCGCATCTCGATAGCCTGCGTGAATTGCGAGTTCTCGAATGTTACTTGAGCCGGCTGCTCTGTGACGACCGTATCATACTCTCCGCTAGTCATGTCGTTGAGGTACAGACCGGTTGCCGGGTCAAATTCGTTGATCGTCAGTTTTTCCTCGATTTCCTTACCGGTGTTTGGGTCCGTCTTCGTGATCCTGAAAACGCGCTCCGACGTGTAGTATTTTCCGATCGCGTAATCAAACCAGTCGGCAAGGATGTTGCGGGTACGCGCGATGTTGTCCAGTGGCACCGCAAGCTGCTGCTGGCTCGCGTGCTGCTTGCTCTGAATCGCAATGCCTGACTCCTGACCTTCACCAATCCCGCGCATGGCCGGCGGAATAGTTACTTCGCCAATCATCGTGATGGCAATCTCGATGAGCTTTTCAACCCCCGGCGGCATTCCGTTGGCCTGAATCTTTGTCAGAGCCGGCGTCCCAGGCTTGCGCTCCAACACCAACCCAGTCTTCGCCCCTTGCTCCTGAAGCTGGCGCGATGACATATTCGTCAGTTGGTTCTGCTCCATTTGCCATCCGCTGTTTGCCGTCGTGTTGATGATGTGTATCGACTGGCTGATTGCCTTGTCCAAGATTCGGGAAGGTCCGACTGCGTTATCCACCATGCCGCGCGTCTGGCCGCGCCGGAAATACGGGAAAAACGGGACTACGGTAAATCGATCGTATGGCGACCAATCGTCATGAATCGTCGTGTCAATCGTGGATACAGACCAGCGGACGCGCTTTTGACGTCGCCTGGTGATGCGCGCCCCGGCTTGTCGCATCTGCTCGATTACTTCCGGCGCTTCGTCACCCGATAGCTGGCGAACGTCGCCGCCATCGAATACAGCAACGTCCATCATTTCACGTACCCACCGCTGCCGGTCGATGATTCTGTAGTGAACGACTCCTCCGATGATGTGCTGACTGTCCGCAGGGTTGCCAGCGGTGAATGCAAATTTTGACCGCTCAACCCCGTCCGTGTCCTGCTCGCCGAAGTCCCGATCTCCAGCGTACATGCCGGTTTTCTCGGCTTTGGCGCGAGCATCCTTGCCGTACAGGCCCTCAATGTCGTCCAGCGTCATCCACCGCGACACAATGACATCTGACCACGTACTCGGAGCGTACCCCTTGGCATCCGGGTCTGGAATCACGTCAAGCGGGTCTAGCACAGAGATTGCAACCTCTCCCTGCTCGTTGTCCTCGAAGCTCATGCGGATATCGAGATACCCTCGCTGCTGAATCAACCCGTCCTGAAAAACCTCCGATTCGAGCCATTGCAACTTGTTGTTAGCTGCGATCTGCATCGCTACCTTGCTGCGCGACTCTGCCAGTTCTCGGGTTGCTTCTCCGGATCTCGGCCGGAAAGAGATCTCCATGCGGTTACTGATCTGGTAGCCGAACGCGCTGTTGAGAGCAGGCATGATCTGATTGGCTTCGTAAGCAGGGCGCATCTGCTCTTTGAGTGCGTCCAGATCGACTTCTGACCAGTGACCGCCACCCATGAGATTGCCGTCGCCGTCGTACTGACCACCCAGGTAGTAGCCCTCCAGGAATCGCGCCGACTCGGTGTATTCCCGGTGCCCTCGATCGACGCCATAGCGGTATCGCTGCCAATTTTCGGCGGCAACTGAGTTCTCGTTGAATCGGTTTTCGTTCGTGTCCATCATCATGCCGCCTGTGCGCTTGCGCGATTGCGTGACGCGAGTTTGGCGCGCCAGTCTTTTTCTTCCGGTCTGCGCGAATCTCCAGCGAAATGGCTCTCTGCGCAGATCGCCAAAAGCCCGAATGCGTCTGCTCCGTGGCTAGACCAGTCGTGATCAGGTCCAAGTCCGACCCCTCGCGCCGCGTCCTGTTTTTCGTGATACCAGCCGAGGGCGTCAACGCCTGGTGATGTAGTCTGCTGATGGAACCAGCACGCCGGCATAACGCGCCTGGCCGACTGAATGCGCGCCATGACCGCGCCACGCCCTTGATTCGGGATCACTGTCACATCATAGCCAGCCGCCCTGAACGCTGACTCATAGCTCACATCAATCACCCGATCATGCGTCTCGCCGTCGTGCGGCAGGATGATCTGCGCACGCTGCGGAGTGTGATTCTTGCTCCGCAGCCACTCGACATGCACTCCAAACGACTGCCCAACCGCCTCGTAATAGTCCAGCACGCGGATTTCACGCCCGACGAACTGCGCGGCCCACATTGCGAATGCGTCTGACCGCGCGCCAGTTCCACCGATATCCACT